CTATTATATTGATCTGTAATAAATTCACTCTTATCTGTAACCAATTGATTCAAAGCTGCATTAATTTGAACTATAGGATATTCCTTTATGCTATTAATTCTAGTAACTAATTCTTGTTTTGTATAAAAATGTTTTTCTTTAAATAATTGTCTTATTCTTAAATTGATTTTATCGGCATTCATAAATATAAATGCTTCATCAAACGTATCTAAATTAGGTTTATCTATTACTTTTGAATGTTTACAATTATATTGACATTTATCCATATAATCACATATAGATGAAAATGGTTTGTCACCAACAGGATAATCAATCGTACTACCATTTGATAAATGTTGTTTTACAATTTGCCCCATTTTCTCAACTGTAAAATTTTGTTGTTCGTAATTTAATATACAATCAACTGCATTTTCTTTTAAAATTCTACTTACTCTTCCTATTTGAATTGCTTTTAATTCTGCTAATCTGTATATATATAAATCGATTGCTTCTTTATTAGTATCGTTTAATATTGAACCATATAAATATATTTGGACATTTCTCTCTTTAAATGGTAATTCTTTATGACTGCAATTTCTTACTGCTCTTCCTATAATTTGTTCTATACGGTTCATATTATACCAAGGTTCCATTATATGAACTTGTCTAATATTTTTAAAATCGATGCCTTCTGCGCCTGCTAATGAAATCAAGACTACTTTTACTTTTTCACCATTCTTATTATCTGAACCTGTAATTGTTTTAATATGACTTAAATTATCAGGAGAATATGATTTATCACCAGTAATCATAGCATATTTTGCGGAATTAAATTCTATTTTATCTTTTTCTTTATCCATATCTCTCATTAATTCTGCTTTATTTTTAAAATAAATAGAGTCAATTTGTTGAGTAGGGGACGTTTTGAATAATGAACGAGTACCATATTTAGTAAATCCTAATTCTTCTAATGCTAGTGCGATTGGAACTAAACCACCATCAATATATTCTGAGAAAATTAGAACAATGCCTTTTGAATTTAAAATAGATTCACATATATTTTTAATTTTACTACTATATTTACCTATTTCACTCGGAGAGAATATTCTTCCATATTTATCGGTTTTATATTCAAAATCATGTTTAGAAGGAGGACTTGTTGTTTCTATAAAACGCATAATGCGATTCATACCACTTGATCCTATAATATCCTTAGTATCAATTTGTATAATAGAATTAGAATCAGAATTACTATTACTTAAACTAGAATTCCATCGTTCTAATCTTTCATCTGGATAAACAATGTTGAGAGATTGTATTGATTTCTGAAGCAATGTATATCCTACTTTTTCCATATTTTCAAATGTAGGTGTTTTATCATTTACTTTTTCATTTAATTTTTCATTTTCTAACATTTCATCATGACCTATCTCCTCTTCAATTTCAGTTTCTATATTGGAATCTAACTTTAAACGACTTAATATATAATCATAACCCTTTTGTTGATAGTCTCCTAATGGTTTAATAAATAAATCAATAAATTCTAATGGTTGAATAACTGGTTTATTGTTAAATTGATTTCTAGGATATATAAATTTACTTGATTTAATAGAATTATCAAGAGAGAATACCGACGGCCAAATTCTATAAGGAAAACGATAAGGGTCTTCACCTTTTAAAAAGGATATATATCCAATTGATTTTCTTTCTAGTAATTCTTTACCAACTTCATTTCCTTGACTGTCTACTTTTAAGTTTCCATCTGAATTAAATACATCCTTTATATCTATAGGAGGACGTTTATCATTAATATTCATCAAATTAATTAACCATATAATTTCTTTATAACTATTATACATTGGTGTTGCAGATAATAATAATAATCTAAGATTATCAACACTTTCTACTAATTTAAATAATTCGGTTGCTACTCTTTTATCTTTATTATCATCTGTTATACGTATATTATGGACCTCATCTATAATAATTAATTGATTGTTAAAATATTTATTTAAACGGTTTCTAGATATACTTCTTCTTTTTCTATCATCCATATCACCTTCTACATTTGCTATTTTACTAATATGATTTGCAAATTCAATATAACCCATAAATGAATAAGATGAACTTATAATTTGATTTACTTGAGTAACGATTTTATCTTTTGTCAATCCTTTCATATTCATTGGATTAATTTCTTTTAAAAATTTATTTCCTGTACAAGATTTAATATTCCATAATCCGTCAACTTCATTTAATTTATTTTCAGGAAATAATTGTAATTTAAAATTTTCTTGGACGTTAGGAGATGCGACTACTATAATCTTTTGTTGCAATCCTATATTTTTTAAATAATCCCTCATCTCTTCTGCTACTGTAATTGCTGAACAAGTTTTACCGGTTCCTAAACCATGATATAATAATAAACTATTATATGGAGTTTGAAATGATAGAAAATTTCTAACAAATAATTGATGAGGTGACAATTCAAATTCTGCATTGCATAATATTTCTGCCTCTTCACTCACATCCTTTATTTCTCCATTATATTTTGTATCATAGAATTCTTTTCTTTCGGCAATTTTAAAATTAAATTCAGGATCATTTATATTTGGATATAAGTAATTGAACTCTTTATTATCAGTGTTATCAATTGTTTCGAAATTTTCTTTTTTAATATCAAATTGTCTTAATTCAATGGGTCTTATTAATTCTTTTTGGATTAATTCTGAATATTCTCGTTGTAAATCATTTTGCATTTCATCTCTCTCTGGTATTAATTTTAATTTTATAGTACGTCTAGGTTTTTTTAACTTTTTTTTTATTGTTTTAGGATCATTTGACATTTATATATTACTTATATATTAGTTATCTAATTATTTATTATATAATTTTATAAGTTGTCAATACTTTATTCACCTTTTCTAATATAGACAATCTTTCTAAATTATAAGGTCTTATTAAATTACACGATTCTTCGTATGTATACCAACCTATTTTACTTACTTCATAATTTTGGATTTCATCAAATGAAACATTTTTAATGTGTGTATCAGAATTTATTTCTCCAATGTAATATTTATGTTTATATGATTTATAATTGGAACCTGTAAAAATTTCCTCATATGGTTGTATATTTAATAGTATATTCAAATCATTTTTATTGTAACCCGTTTCTTCTTCAAATTCTCTCAAAGCACATTGTAAATCTTTTTCTAAATAATTACGCCTTCCTTTAGGAAATCCCCATTCAGTCTCCTCCCAATTAGTAAGACTATCTTCAATTAAAGATTTAAGATTATATTCTATGCGATTATTTAGATTGATTCCTAATTGTAGTGAATTAAATTTATTTTTAGAATTCTTTTCTTCAACACGATATTGCATATTTGTATTTTTACCCCATATATATTCCCATAAATAGTCAAATTCCTTTGTTAATAGTAATTGTTTTTCATCGGAAGTCATTTCATTGATTATATTATTTAAATAATTTTTATCGTATAAAGGATATTTTCCTCTCATAAAATCGATGAATCCTAAACTATGTTTTCTACGAATCAATAAATAATAAATAACGTTTTCTATTTTTTTATAAGCAATCACCCCTATGCTAGTAATGGGCAATTTACATTGATGGAATACATGTCCATATTTACCACAATTATTACAATAATTATCAAAATTAGATGAATTTAAATTATTCATTTATTATGTTATTTTTATTTTCTTTTTATATCATTTATACTATGGATTTAGATCCTAAAGTTTGGGGACCTCATTATTGGTTTTTTCTTCATACAGTTGCATTAACTTATCCTCAACATCCAAATGATGTTACAAAAAAGAAATATTATGAATTTATTCAAAATATGCCTTTATTTATTCCTAATAAAAATATTGGAAATAATTTTAGCAATATGATAGATAAGTATCCAGTAACGCCTTATTTAGATTCAAGACAATCATTTCAAAAATGGATGCATTTTATACATAATAAAATAAATAAAAAAGTAGGAGTTCCTGAACTTTCATATTCAAAATCAATTGATGATTATTATTGTCAATATAAACCTAAACAAATTGTACATTTTCAAAAATTAAAAAAAAAGGAAAAAATTATATTTTTAGCAACTATAATGATTTTATTCATAATTATTTATTACATATATAAAAAATAAAAATTATTATATTATAATAAATGAGAAAGGCAAGGGTAAGTTTTTTACAAAAAAATAAACATAACCAAAAATTTGAATTTAAAAAATTAACAAAAACAGAAAAATTAATTTTTTTAGCAGTTATATTTATTTTGATAATTATCAGTTACTTTAATTATAAAAAATAAAAATATAGTATATAATGAAAACCAGGGTAAAATCAAGAAGAAATACATCAAGAAAAAATACATCAAGAAGAAATACATATAAATCCAATTCACGCTCTAAGTTAGGAGGTGCTGCTATTGCGGCAGGGGGATATGGTTGTGTATTTAAACCTGCTCTTAAATGTAAATCCGCAACTTCTAGAACAAATGGCGTAAGTAAAGTATTATTGACACATTATGCAAATGACGAGATGAGAGAAATAAGTAAAGTAAGGGCGATTGTTAGTAAAATACCTAATTATAATGATTATTTCTTAGGATTAGACGCTGATATATGTGAATTAGATAATTTTACTGCAGACGATAAAGTTAATTTTGATTCTAAATGTGGAAATTTAACTAAAGAAGGTATAAATTCAAGTAATATAAATGTTAATTTATATAAAGTAAGAGGTATAAATGTACCATATGGTGGATTAGAATTTCAGAAATTTTTTATTAAAAATAAATTAAATCGTGAAAATTTCGTAAAAGTAAATAAATCAATGATAAAAATGTTAAAAAACGGTCTTGCTCCTATGAATAAATTAAAATTATTTCATTTTGATTTAAAAGGTCCTAATATATTAATCGGCGATGATTTTAATGCTAGAATAATTGATTGGGGATTGAGTGGTATACAAATAGGAAATGAAATACCTAACGGAGTAAGAACTAGACCATTTATGTATAATATGCCATTTTCTATTTGTTTATTTGCTCCTGAATTTAAAAATTTTATTAAAACAAATGTAAAAAGTACATTAACTTCATTAACTATTAGTAATCCAATTTCATTAAATAAAATAAGAAATGAAATAAAACTTATAATGATTAAATGGATATATGATTTTATAAATAATGGAGGACAAGGACATTATACTTATTTACCAACAGTTATTGATAATTTAATGATGACAAGTTATAATAAATTTCCTTTAAAAGAGAGATTAAATGTTGATTCTATTAAAAAAAATAATATAATTACATTATCATTTTTAAATCATTACATAGTAGATGAATTAACAGAAGCAGTAATTCAATATACAAATTTAGATGGAGTATTTAATGAAGAACGATTTTTTAATGATGCATTTAAACATAATGCTGATATATGGGGTTTATTGACATGTTACGTGGATGATCTAGTACGATTGCTATTAGACGGACATTCGAATAATTTGACTAAAGAACAAAGTATTGAATTATTATATGGTATTAAAAACATTGCATTTAAATATATGTTTAATGGTAGACAACTAGTACATCCAATTGATGTAGATATATTAGAGAGAGATTTAAGACAATTAAATGATATTGTAGGTGATATAAGAACACCTAGTCCAAGTCCTGTTAGAATGCCTACTCCACCAAGAATACCTACACCAGTTGTAGCACCTATAGTACCTGCAGTAGCAGCACCAGTTCATCACGCTCCAGGTCCAGGTAAACCTAAACCTAAACCTAAACCTAAACTTGTTTTAGTATCATCAAGTCGTTCTAAACCATCCTCACCTGCAAGAGTAGCATCTAAAAAGAAACGAGTTAGACATGTTACATGTGATGATGCTAAAAAGGCATATTGTTTAAGAATTGGAAAAGTATGTAATGAAGCAACAGGAAGATGTATTAAACCATAAATATTTACCTGTAAATTATTTATTATAATATTTATTTATTGGCATTTATTATAATAAATATATTTATACATATATTATAGATGAGATTAGGAGTTTTAATTTTTGGAATTACTGCATTTTTAGTAGCAGATGTATATGAAGACGGAAAATACGTTAAACTACTTAAATCATGGAAAAAATATTATCAAATGGCATTTATAGGGTTTTTAGGTTTATCTGCATTTGTATTTATAAGAAAACACCCCGACCAATCAAAATCATTGATGATCCATGCAAATGATTTAATAAAATATATGCCAATTGATAAAGAAGCAGGTGATCTATTAACGCCATTATTAGATATGACAAATAAATCAATGTTCAGTAAAGAAATGTATAATAATGATTATTATAATAATTTTAAAGTTCAAGAAAAAAGAATTTTAAATTCTGGAAAGGCATCAACAAAACGTTCTGTTAGTGAAACAAAAAAAAAATATGTAGCATCCCAACAAGAATGGAAATGTGGAAATTGTAATAAAAAATTATCAGCATGGTTTGAAGTAGATCATAAAGTTAGATTAGAAAGAGGCGGAAGTAATGAGGTAAGTAATTTAGTTGCATTATGTAGAGAATGTCATGGAGAAAAAACTGCCATGGAAAATCTATAAAAACTTTTCTATTATTATTCTATAACCATTTATGGAAATTAAATCAAAATTAATCAATCTTTTTAATAT